ATGGCAATTATCTAAAGACGTATGATAAATACAATGACCAGTTCATTAGTATTCCTGCTGCATCATCTACTGCAGGTATCATGGCTGCAACTGACTTGAATAGAGCCGCTTGGTTCTCACCGGCTGGTTCACGTAGAGGACAATACTTAGGTATCACCTCTCTAGCATACAGCCCGAACAAGTCACAGCGAGATGCACTGTATAGAGCAGACGTAAACCCGATCGCAAATATTCCTGGCCAAGGCACAATTCTCTTCGGCGATAAGACAATGCTTGGAAGACCTTCAGCATTCGATCGAATCAACGTACGTAGATTGTTCCTTATTCTCGAAAGAGCGATTGGTAGAGCAGCACAGCAAGTAATGTTCGAGTTTAACGATGAGTTTACTCGTGCAGAATTTGTCAATATCATCGAACCGGTACTTCGCGAAGTCAAAGGTCGTCGTGGTATTACAGACTTTAGAGTAGTCTGTGATGAGACAAATAATACCGCTGCTGTTGTAGATCGAAATGAATTCATCGCAAACATCTTCATCAAACCGGCACGTTCAATCAACTACGTAACGCTTAACTTCGTAGCTGTCAGAACAGGTGTTGACTTTGAAGAAGTTGTTGGCACGGTATAAGGAGGTAGGTAAATGGCTGTTCTCGGTGTAGATGACTTTAAGTCAAAGCTGAGAGGTGGCGGCGCACGTCCTAACCTCTTTCAAGTAACAATCAACTATCCAGGATTTGCTGACGGTGATCCGGAACTCACATCGTTCTTGTGTGAGGCAGCAACTCTACCTGGATCAACGTTTGGTATCATTCCAGTCTTCTTCCGTGGAAGAGTACTAAAGATGGCTGGTGACCGTACATTCGCTGAATGGGGCACCACGATCATCAATGATACTGACTTTTCAATTCGTAACGCGATTGAAAGGTGGATGAACGGTATTAACGCACACTCTGCAAATACTGGTCTTACCGCACCAATTGCTTACGAAGCTGATCTGACAGTTGATCAGTTAGATCGTAACGGTGATAAACTCAAGACATATACATTCCGAGGTGCATATCCTCAGGATCTTTCAGAGATCGCAGTGTCATACGCTGATAACGATAACATTGAAAGATTCACATGTACTTGGGCATATCAATACTTCGAGTCTAACACTACAAGCTAAATAAATAAAGGGAGCCGGCAACGGTCGGCTCCCTATCTCTAACTAAGGAATTGAAATGGCTGAATATTCTGGTGCAGGTACCGAAGGCATTAAATTATTTGGTTTTGAAATAAAGAAAGCCAAAAAGAAGGAAGAACAAAAAGCTCCTTCCATTGTTCCGCCTCGAGATGATGAAGGCGGTAGTTACGCTACTGCGTCTGGTTCACATTATGGCCAGTATCTTAATCTTGGTGATGACGACTCAAAAGATAATTATCAACTGATTATGAAGTATCGTGGTAATGCGATGCACCCTGAAGTTGATATGGCGATTGAAGACATTGTTAATGAATCAATCACAGGTTCACAACTCGAACAAACATTAGACATTAACTTAGAAGATGTTGATGCACCTGATAGAATTAAGAAAGTAATTAAAGAGGAGTTTGATACGATATATGGTATGCTTAACTTCAAAGAGTTAGGCCACGATATATTTCGCAGGTGGTACATCGACGGTAGAATGTTTCATCACTTGATTATCAACGAAGCTCAACCAAAAGAAGGTATCGTTGAGATTCGACCTATTGACGCTGCTAAGATGCGCAAGGTTAAAAAAGTTAAGAAGAAAAAAGATCCTGTCACTGGCGCTAGCGTTGTTGAAAGCACAGAAGAGTTTTTCATTTATCAAGAAAAACCTGGCTCATCAACTAGTGGAGTAAAGATGACCAATGATTCTGTAAGCTACGTTACATCAGGATTATTGTCAGAAGATCGAAGAAAGATTATATCATTTCTGCATAAAGCATTGAAGCCAATTAATCAACTGCGTATGATGGAAGACGCGCTAGTGATTTATAGATTAGCTCGTGCACCGGAACGAAGAATATTTTATATTGACGTAGGTAACTTACCTCGAGGCAAAGCTGAACAATACCTTAAAGACATTATGGCAAAGTATAGAAATAAACTTGTGTACGATGCTAAGACCGGCGACATTAGAGATGATCGTAAACACATGTCTTTGCTCGAAGATTTTTGGTTGCCAAGACGCGAAGGTGGAACGGGTACTTCGATTGAAACACTACCTGGTGGAGAAAACTTAGGTCAGATTGACGACGTAATCTTTTTTCAAAAGAAAGTTTATAGAGCACTGAATGTACCTATTAATAGGCTAGAACAAGAAGCACAGTTTAGCTTAGGTAGATCTACAGAAGTTAATAGAGACGAATTAAAGTTTCAAAAATTTATCGATAGACTAAGAATGAGGTTTGCACACCTATTCTATGGTATATTGAAAAAACAACTTATATTAAAAGGTATTATCACTGAAGAAGATTGGGAAAACTGGAAGAACGACATTACAGTTGACTACATTCGTGATAACCACTTTACAGAATTGCGTGATATGGAAGTATTACGTGAAAGACTACAAACGATGGATATGGTACAACAGTATGTAGGTGAGTATTATTCTAAAGAATGGATTCAGAAGAACGTTCTAATGTTGTCTGATGAAGATGTAGAAAAAATGAATAAACAAATACAGGGTGAGAATCCTGATGAACCAGAACAACCGGAAGGTGGAGATGATAATGAGTGAAGAAGCAGTAGCAGAACCTGAAGTAATTGAACCAAGCTTTGAAGTAAAAGACTTGATTCAGCACGCTTTAGATCAAGACTATAACAAAGCTAATAAAGTATTTGGCGATATGATGGGTGTCAAAGTAAATGATTTACTAGATCAAGAAAAAATTAAATTGGCAGATCAAATCTTTAATGATGTAGAATCAGAGGAAGACGATGAAGATGACGAAGATTATACCCAAGGCGAACTTGACCTTGAAGGAGAAGGCGAGTCTGAATCGGAAGAATCGGGAGATGAGGAAGAGGTTGAAGACGAAGATGAGGAAGAGGACGTAGCCGACGAAGAAGAAGGTGACGTCTATGCCGATGACATCGAAGACGAAGTACACGAACAGTAAAAAAATTTCAATTTAAGAAATAAATTTTTATAAATAATATGGTAAAATGAAAACTTTTACAAATATAAGAGAATTAACTGGAAGAAAGCCTGAAGGACAATTAGTTGTCAATAAAAAATTAGGCAGAATCCAGATAATGATATACAAAGAACGTAACGGTTTTGTCACTTACGTTGATGGTGACAGATTGGATCGTTATAAAAGCAAAAACGAAGCCGAAAAGGCTGGAACTGCATTTATTAAGGCGCTAAAGAAATGAAACTTATTTCTGAATATACTGAAAATAATATCGAAGTTATTATCGAAGCCAATGAAAATGGCAAGAAAAAATATATTATTGAAGGTGTATTTGCGCAAGCAGAAACAAAGAATCGAAACGGTCGTATATATCCTATGGCAGTTATGGAGAAAGCCGTCGGCAAGTATGTCGGCGATCAAGTATCCAAAGGGCGTGCAGTAGGTGAATTAAATCACCCTGAAGGACCGACCGTTAACTTAGACAAAGTTTCTCACAAGATCGAAAGCCTTGATCTCAAAGGCAACGATGTTGTGGGTAGGGCGACTATATTGGAAACTCCCATGGGGCAAATCGTGAAAGGTTTACTCGATGGACAAGTACAACTAGGCGTCTCGACTCGTGGTATGGGAAGTCTGCAGAACAATGGTGCCGCAATGGTTGTAAAACCAGACTTTATTCTTAACGCGGTAGACATCGTGCAAGACCCATCAGCCCCTAGCGCATTTGTTAATGGAGTTATGGAGGGTGTTGAATGGGTTTGGAATAACGGAATCATTGAACCACAGGCTATTGAAATGATGGAGACTGAAATCAAGAAAGCTCCAAGGGCTGATCTCTATGAGACTCAGGTTCGTGAGTTTAAGAATTTCCTCTCGTTACTCAAATCTAAATGACAAAGGAGTCAATTAAATGACTGAAGATCAAAACATTGAAGATCAGGACATTGAACTCCTCGATGATGAGGACGAAAACATCGAGGAAGCTATGCATGGCCATGATCCTAAAAATGCTGAGGCTCAATCAGTCGCTTCTGTAGACAAAGCAGGTGATGCAACAGGCAATGCACCAAAGCGTAAGATGGCAGGCGGAACTGCTGCTGACGCAAGTAATGCAGAACCTATGCCCAAGCTTACTAAGATGGGTATGATCAATGCTATGTACAAAGACATGAAAAAGATGGACAAGAAAAAGCTAACTGCAGCTTATCATAGTATGAATAAAACTATGAATTCTAGTTATCACATGAATAGTACTTCCGAAGAAGATTTCGAAGGACAGCCTATTCTTGATGATTACGAAGTAGATTTTTCTGCAGACATCAATGCTCTTTGCGAATCAGAAGCAACACTATCTGAAGAGTTCAAGCAAAAAGTAGAGACAATCTTTGAAGCAGCAATTAAGTCTAAGCTTGCAGAAGAGATTGATCGACTTGAAGAAAAATACAACGAAGAGTTATCAGAAGCAGTCGAAGAAACTAAAGCTGATCTCGTTGAAAAAGTCGATTCATATCTTAACTACGTAGTTGAGAGCTGGATGGAAGAAAACAAAGTAGCTGTACAAGCAGGTCTGCGTACTGAGATCTCCGAGAACTTTATGAATAAGTTGAAAGGCTTGTTCGAAGAGTCTTATATCGAAGTGCCAGAAGAAAAAGTCGATCTTGTGGACGACTTAGCTGAACAAGTTGAGGAACTCGAAGAGGCCCTTAACGAGTCCACTGCTGAGAATATTGAGATGACAGAAATGCTAGAAGAGTTTGCACGTGACGAAGTCATCCGCGAAGCTTCAACAGGTCTGGCTGAAACTCAATATGAAAAGCTAAAGAGTTTGGTAGCTGAAGTAGACTTCGAAGACTACGATACTTTTGCACAAAAAGTAGAGACTGTCAAAGAATCATACTTCACCAAGAAAACAACTGATGCCGCTGATATTGAAGAAGATACTGATGGTGATGCACCTGAAGCAGCTTCTGACACAATGGCTCAGTACCTTTCCGCAATCAAAAAAACTAACAAATAATTGGGAGTCCAATAATGCAAGACGTAATTTCTTACGACAAGTTGATGGAAAAATGGGCACCGGTACTGAACGAAGAGTCAGCGGGAGCCATTACCGACAACCACAGGAAAGCAGTTACAGCTGCTATTCTTGAAAACCAAGAGCGTGCATTACGTGAAGAGCAAGGAATGCTCAACGAAATGCCTGCAAATAACACATCGAGCGTAGCAAACTGGAACCCAGTTCTGATTGCTCTCGTTCGTCGCGCTATGCCTAACCTTATGGCATACGACATCTGCGGTGTTCAGCCAATGTCAGGTCCAACAGGCCTCATCTTTGCGATGAAGTCTAACTATAAGACAACACGGGCTGGTGCAACTTCAGGCGATGAAGCACTGTTCAACGAAGCCGTACCAGGATTCTCTGGTGACTCAGGTTCAGGACCTGTGCCAGGCACAACTCAGCAACGTTTAGACGGTGTTGATGCTGGACCTTCTGGTTTGTCAGGAATTGTTGACTCAGACGCTGGCTCAACTATCGACGATACTCGTATCGATCCGGCAAACGGAACAACAGGTTTCGCAATGCCATTGTCCGACGGTGAAAACCTCGGTACAACAGGTGATTCAGCCTTTGCAGAAATGGGCTTCACCATCGAGAAAGCAACTGTTAGTGCACGGACACGCGCACTGAAGGCAGAATACAGCCTCGAACTTGCTCAGGATCTGAAAGCCATTCATGGCCTGGATGCTGAGACTGAGTTGGCAAACATCTTGTCAACTGAGATCATGGCTGAAATCAACCGTGAAGTTGTTCGTACAATTAACTCACAAGCTAAGACTGGTGCACTTCAAACAAACACTGCTCTTAACGGTGTCTTCAACGTCCAAACAGACGCAGACGGCCGTTGGTCAGTTGAGAAGTTTAAAGGTCTGATCGTACAGATCGAGCGTGAGTGTAACGTAATCGCAAAAGAAACACGTCGGGGTAAAGGTAACTTCATCATCTGTTCATCAGATGTTGCATCATCCTTGTCAGCCTCTGGCATGCTCGATTACTCACCTGCAATGTCAACAAACTTGAACGTTGACGATACAGGAAACACCTTTGCTGGTGTCCTTAACGGACGCACACGGGTCTACATCGATCCGTATGCAGTAGCTGACTACATCACAGTCGGTTATAAGGGTACTAACCCATATGACGCAGGTCTCTTCTATTGCCCATACGTACCACTAACAATGGTTCGTGCAGTGGGTGAGGATACATTCCAGCCGAAGATTGGATTTAAGACTCGCTACGGCTTGGCTTCAAACCCATTCGTTGGATCATCTCCAGCAGACGGCTTGGCAGCGATCAAGACCAACCAATACTATCGTATCTTCCGCGTAGACGATATTCTTGGATCATAATAAAAAATAACGTGGTTAGACTAGAGGGGCCTTCGGGTCCCTCTTTTTTAATCTAAACTTGTATAAATAGATGTATGGCGGAACTTACAGAAAATTTTAACTATATGCAACCAACGAGCTTTAAGCTCGTT